TCCTGTTATATCTAACCGGTTCATACCGGCAAGACTCAACTCATTCGGAATTACTGTCTCTTTTTGCGTTATTTCTTGTCTGTATCGTTTTCAAGGTTCAGCGCCGTCCGTGCTCTCGCACAGTCAGCTTGCATATCTTATCACCTTCCCAAAGGAAAGTCAACAGCTTTTTTTAACTTTTTTCAGCTTTTTGGCGTTCTTTTTGGATTTGCGAACATTCTTCCAAAACGCATCTCCCAGCGTTTTGTTTTGGGCCGGACGTTCTGCAAGGTTGATTCCCAAAAACGTTCGTGGTTTTGGAGGCACACTTTCTCAACATTTTCTCTGTGTTCCCTTGACATTTTCAGATTCTTCCGATATAATGCGTACAAATGTTCTTATTTCTGCCGAATCGACCTGGCTGCAAGGAGAACAGAATATCCGGAGGGAGGTCGAAATGATGACGAAGAAGGAACTGCTGAGCCGCTATCGCGCGGCAGTGATCGAACTGGAGGAGCTGCGCCGACAACTAGCTCGCTCAGGCACGGATGGACGGCCTGCCGGTGCACGCAGCATGCAGACGGACAGCATCCGCGGCACAAATGATCCCGCGGCGGCAGCCATGCAGCTGGCGGACGGCCTGGAAGAGATGCTGCACCGGAAGGAGGCAGAGATGGCGGGGCTGTCCGCACAGGTGGATGCACTGCTGCGGGGAATCCGGGATTTCAGGACGTACATGGTGGTGCAGCACTATTATGTGCTCGGACGCACGGATGAGCAGGTCGCGCGGGCCATGTCCATCTCCAGAGGGCGAGTCAACCAGCTCCGCCTGGAGTACCTTGAATCCGCATAATGTAAATGTGGGATTATCACCGCCTGGCACACATTATCAAGCAATATCACGAATTAGCAACGATTAGCTTGCATTATCACCCCACCCGTGCTATGATGCTATCGTGGTCAAATAGAAACAGACGTTCCCATCCGCGTTTGGGGGAGCGTCTTTTTTGTACCCCTGACCACAGAGAAAGGAGGGCGATCATGGATCAACCCGACATCGCAACGCCGGATGAGGTGCTGGCGACCTTCACCGAACTGATGCGCGGGGAGAAATCCGCCGAACGGCTGAAGGCCGCCGAGCAGCTCGCCAAATACCACAGCCTGTTCTCCCCCAAGGAGGACGCGGCGGATCCCACCGAGGCGGCGACTGCGGTGGAAGCGGCGGTGGCGAGCATTTTGGCGGCGCATCATGCGTAGGGCGGCGCTGGAATTCCTGCTGACCCGCCCGGCGGAGGCGGCGCGGCTGTGCGGCCTGGATCGGCTGACAGACGAACTCCACGGGGCGTGGATGCAGGAGATGCTGCTGGGCGCAGAGGACATGACGCTCCTGGCCCACCGCGGCAGCTGCAAGACGACCAGCCTCGCCTTTGCGATGGCGGCGATGCTCCTCGCTTTCCCCCGGCGGAACCTCATCTTCCTGCGCAAAACGGATGAGGACGTGATCGAGGTCATCCGCCTGGTGAAGAAGCTCCTGCAAACGGACGCCCTGCAGCACCTGGCCCGGATGATCTACGGCGCAAAGGTGGATGTGCTCAAAACGGACATGTTCACCGTGCAGCTGAGCAGCTACGCGTCCCTGCGCGGCGCGCCGCAGCTGATCGGCATGGGCGTAGGCAGCAGCCTGACCGGCAAGCACGCGGATGTGGTCATCACCGATGACATCGTCAACCTGCATGACCGCCTCAGCCGTGCCGAGCGCCAGCGCACCCGGCAGGTCTATCAGGAGCTGCAAAACATCCGCAACCCTGACGGCCGCATCATCAACACCGGCACACCCTGGCATCCGGAGGACGCCATCTCGCTCATGCCCAACATCCGCAGATGTGACTGCTATCATTCGGGGCTGCTGAGCAAAGAGGAAATCCTCCGGCTGAAAAGGGCGATGACCCCATCCCTCTTCGCGGCGAATTACGAGCTCAGGCACATCGCCGCGGAAGACGCGCTTTTCGGGGAGTGTCCGTCCACGGATGCAGACCCAGCGCTCCTTCGGGACGGCGTTGCCCACGTGGACGCGGCCTACGGAGGCGAGGACTTCACGGCGCTGACCTGCGGCAGGATCGTGGGGGATCGGCTCATCCTCTACGGCAGACTTTGGCGCGGGCACATCGACAGGGCGATGGACGAGATCATCGCTGAGTGCGACCGGCTGCTGTGCGGGCCCATCCATTGCGAAACCAACGGCGACAAGGGGTACGTCGCCCGGGAGCTTCGCATGCGGGGCGCATCCGTGCGGCCCTACCCGGAGAGCATGAACAAGCATGTCAAGATCGCCACCCTGCTGCGCAAGTGGTGGGGGAAGATCGCCTTCGTCACCGGAACCGACCGCGCCTACATCGACCAGATCCTGGACTACACCGAATCCGCCGCTCACGACGACGCACCGGACAGCGCCGCCTGCCTCATCCGTGCATTGGAACGGCGCTGAAGCTCCGGGCTGCCGGACACATCAACCAAAGGAGGAAATCCCATTGTTCACCGACATCACCTACCAGGACTTCCTTGCCGCCAGCGACAAGGAAGCCCTGCTGCTGGAGGCCGTCCGCCGCTATAAGGCCTCCCCCGAATTCCACCATGCCCTGGAGGCCAACTGCTACTTCCGGGGCGAAAACAGCGCGGTTGCCCGCAAGACAATCCTTCGCGCCCGCAAGCTGGAGAGCCGGGACGCCGCCGGCCGCCGCCGGGTCCGCACCGCCACGGAGGACGTGGTGGGCAACCGCATCGCCAGCGCGTTCCTGTACCGCTTCGTCACCCAGCAGAACCAGTTCCTGCTCTCCGAGGGCGTGAGCCTTCCCCCGGAGTGCAAGCAGGCCTTGGGCGCTGACTTCGACCGGGCGCTGGAGCATCTGGGCGAATGCGCGCTGCTGCACGGCTGCGCCTGGGGCTTCTGGAACGCCGACCATGTAGAGGTCATCGAGGCGGCGAAGAACGCCTATACCGGCTTCTTCCCCCTGCTGGACGAGATGACCGGCGAGCCCCGCCTGGGCGTGCAGTTCTGGCAGATCGCCGCGGAACGCCCGATGTACATCCGCATCTTCGACGAGGAGGGCGTGATGATCCTGCGCGAAGACCGCCACGGCCTCACCATCGTGCAGGAGAAGGAGCCCTACCGCCGCACCCTGGCGACCGACGCGCTGGAAAGCGCCATCCTCGTGGAGGAAGGCTACGGCAGACTGCCCCTCATTCCCCTGCGCGCCAACAAGGACGCCGCCAGCGAGCTCACCCCGGCCATCAAGGCCAAGATCGACGCCTACGACGCCATCCTCTCCGACTTTGCCGACAACCTTGAGCGCGCCAACGACGTCTACTGGGTGCTGAACAACTTCGGCGGCACGATGGACGACGTGGCGGAACTGCTGGAACAGATCAACCGTGTGAAGGCCGTCGCAAATCTCTCCGACGGCTCTGGCTCCGGCGCAACCGCCGAGCCCCGCACCATCGAGGTGCCCTACGCTGCCCGCCGCGAGGCACTCTCCCTGCTGGAACGCGCCCTCTACCAGGACTACATGGCCCTGGACATGGACGCGCTCACCGGCGGCAGTCTGACCAACGTGGCCATCCGCGCCGCGGCGGCCAACCTCCACCTGAAGGCAGACCGCTACGAGTGGCAGCTGCGCCAGTTCGTGCAGGAGCTGCTCGCGCTCATCGGCTGCCCCACGGTGGATATCCGCTTCAACCGCCAGACCATCGCAAACGAGAGCGAGGTCGTCGCCGACATCGCCGCCATGCGCGATGACATCGACCTGCGCACCGCCCTGCGCCTCAACCCCTACATCCAGGAGGAGGAGATCGAGGGGCTGGTGGCCGCACAATAACCCACTGCCTTTGAGGACGCGAAGCACCGCGTCCTTTTTGATTGGAGGAAAATGACATGTCACTGACCCGCAAGCTCCTCAAGGAACTGGAGCTCAACGACAGCGCCATCGAGCGCATCATCGCCGCCCATGTGGAAACGGTGGATGCACTCCGGCAGGAACGGGACGCGGCCCAGGCCCAACGCGATGCACAGCAGGGCGAAACCGCAACCATTCAGGCGGAATACACCGCCTACCGCGGCCAGGTGGAGGAGGCACACCGCCTGTCCGCCCGGCGCGAGGCCCTCACCCAGGCCCTTACGGCCCAGGGCGCCAATCCCCAGGCGCTGCCGCTGCTACTGGACGCCATATCCCTGCCCGAGGAAGCGTGGCAGGATAACAAGCTCACCGACGCAGCGGCCACCCTGCAGCCCTGGCGCGCGAAGTACAGCGCGCTCTTCACCGTGAAAAATCCCGTGCCGGTAACGAAGGTTCGTCCGCCGGTGCAGGGCGGGGGCCTGCTCACTCATGCGGACGTGAAACGCATGTCCGCCAGCGACATCAACCGTAACTGGAGCGCCGTGAGAAACGCGCTCAACAACCACTGACATATATATTGGAGGTAATACACCATGGCCATCACCAATTTCATCCCCCAGGTCTGGTCCGCTCGCCTGCAGGAGAACCTGCATCAGGCGCTGGTCTTCGGCAACATCTGCAACCGCAACTACGAGGGTGACATCGCCCAGTGGGGCGACACCGTGCACATCAACACCCTCAACGACATCACCGTCAAGGCCTACGACCCCAGCGTGGAGATCGCTGATCCCGAGCAGCTCTCTGGCACCGACGTGACCCTGACCATCGACCACGGTGCGTACTACAACTTCTTCATCAACGACGTGGACGCCGTCCAGGCCCGCGCCGACCTGATGGACGCTGCCATGCGCAACGCTGCCTACCGCCTGGCCGCCGATGCGGAAACCTACATCATCAACACCATCCGCGAGAACGCCGGCACCCGTTCCAACGTGCTGCTGCCCACGGAGGAGGAGGGCGGCCTGTACACGCTGCTGTTGCAGATGAAGTTCTCCCTGGATGAGGCCGGCGTACCCCGCTTCGACCGCAAGCTGATCCTGCCGCCCAGCCTGGAAACCGTGCTGCTGATGGACAATCGCTTCATCACCGGCTCCGACACTGCTGCCGCCAACCTGGCTAACGGTTCCGTAGCCCGCGCCCTCGGCTTCGACATCTACATCAGCAGCGACCTGAACAACGAGATGGTCGCCATGATCCCCGACGCTGTGACCTTCGCCAACCAGATCACCAAGGTGGACGCCTACCGTCCCGAGAAGGGCTTCTGCGATGGCGTGAAGGGCCTGTGCCTCTCCGGCGCGAAGGTGGTCATCCCCGATGCGGTGATGATCTTCACCCTCGTGGGCGAATAATCATCCCTGGGCTGCATGCTCCCAAACGGGCGTGCAGCCCGACTTTTTTTGAAAGGAGACCCCATCATGACCATCAAGGTATCCGACGTGATGCGGCATGTCCGCAATCACTTCATCCGTGACGCCCTCCCCGGCCCCTGGGCACAGGTCGATGGCACGCTCACGCCCGGCGAGAAGCTCGCCCCCGGCATGTGGATCGCCGTCACCGGCGATGGCGCGCCCACGGGCGTGTATCAGCTGGACGAAAACGGCGGCATCCCCGGGCTGGGTGATACAGCCTGGTCGGGCGTGGTGTACCGACTGAATCCCCCGGCGGATTTTCTGCACCTGTGCGGGGACATCGCCTGCTGGTCCGCCGCCAATCCCGACCCCGCTGTCACCGCAGAAAGGCTTGGCGAGTACAGCGTGTCCCGCAAGTCCGTCACCTGGCAGGAGGCCTTCGCCCCAGCGCTACGGCCCTACCTGCGCATGTATGCGGAGGTGGCGGTATGATCGAGCGCTGGTTTGAGCCGTTCATGCTGCTGGAAAGAACGTCTGTCCCGGATGACCTGGGCGGCGAGATCGTCGCCTATGACGAGGTCACGCCCTTTCAGGGGGTGCTGACCTTCACCGCCGGGGACAGCATCCCCTTCGGCGGTCAGCCTGCCCTCCGGGAGGAGCCGGTGCTGCTGCACGAGTACGACGTGACCCTCTCCCCCGGCGATTACGTCCGCCGTGAAAAGGACAAGGCCGTTTACCGCGTGGCCAGCCGCACGGACAGCATGCGCGCACCGGCCTTCTCCGGGCTGCACTTCGCGCAGGTGAATGTGGAAAGGGTGGTGATCCCGTGCTGAGCCATATCTTTTCCGCGCTGCACGCCCGGCTTGCCCGCCTGCCCTACCCGGTGTACATGGCAGATTGCGTCCCTGAGGGTGCCGCGTTCCCCTACATCACCGCGGAGATCGCCGCGCCCCTCACTCCCGCCGCAACGGGTTCTCTCCGCCTGACCCTGTGGACGAAGGGTGGCAACGCCCATTACGAGCGCCTCACCTATGCGGAGACGATCCACAACCTGCTGCCGCTCCGGGGGACCTGGCTGGCGGCAGAGACCGGCTCGATCCTCCTCACCGGGGACGGCCCGGTCCGCTGCCTGCAGGATGGCCCGCTGCGGGGCGCTGAATCCCGCTGGACGCTGCGATTCTTCCCGTCCGTGTAAAGGAGGTACCCATGACCACGAAATATACCTGCGCGCTGGACGGCGTGTCCCTGGCGGGCCTGGATGACCGCATCTGCATCCTGGACATCCGCGAGGAAGCCCCCAAGCAGCGTCTTTCCAGCGTTCCTCTGCCCCAGGGCGGACAGACCATGACCCCCATGCGCGAGAGCCTGACCGTCCGCGTCACCTTCGCCATCCACGAGGAGCAGCCCCATCTGCGCCGCGCCGCACTGCAAAACGTGCTGGCCTGGGCCGTGAAGGGCGGTGCGCTGACCATCTCCGACCGGCCAAACCAACGGCTGATGGTCGTCTGCACCGAGTTGCCCGCCATGTCCGCAGAGGACTGGACGGAAACGCTGACCCTCGCCTTTACCACCACCCGCTGCCCCTACTGGGAGGACGCGGAGGCCACCTTCTTCAGCACCAATACCGCCGCCTCCCTCCCCTTCCCCGGCACGGCGGATTCCACCCCGGTCAGCGTCACCGTCACCAACAACACCGCCGAAACCGTCACCCGACTGAGCCTGCAGTGCGGCCCGGACTGGATCTTCTTTGAGAACATCTACCTGCCTGCCGGCAGCAAGTGCTATGTGGAGGAAAAGGACGGCCTGCTCACCGCCTTCATCATGGGTGAGAGCATCCTGCAAAACCGCACCGCCGCCAGCGCCGATCTGCTGCTGGCCTCCTGCGGCAAGAGCTGCCCGGTGCAGGCGCGGGGCACCCAGGCCCTGGAGGCCCTGTGGAAGGCAAGGGGGCGGTACGCATGATCCGCCTGCCCCGCCTTCTGGATTCAGCACAGCGGGAAAAGGCCCGCCTGCAGCCGGTGAAGCTCTCGCTGCATCTGTCGCTGTCCGGACTGTCCACGGCGGAAATGCTGCTCCCGCCGGACGCCCCGGAGATCGCCCTGCGCGACCTGGTGGAGCTCTACGACGAGCAGGGCAGCGTCGGTGTCTTCCGCGTCACGGCGGTGGAGACCGATGAAACCCATGTCCGCCAGGTGAAACTCACCCACGGCCTTTGCACCCTGGGCGACAGCGTCATCCCTGCCCAGGGCTTCATGGGCAGCGTGGCAGAGGCCCTCGCCCGGCTGCTGGACTTCCAGACCACTCCCCTGTGGGCCCCCGGCAACGTGGAGGCCCCCGATGACCTCACCGTCATTTTCGCCACGGAGTACGCCAGCCTCCTCGATGCACTGAACGCCCTGCTGGGCATGCTCCCCGAAGGCTACGCGCTGGACTTCGATCAGTCCGCCATGCCCTGGCAGCTGCACATCCGCGCCCTGACGGATACGCCCTTCTGCGAAGGCCGCCTGCGCCGCAACGTGGGCAGCGTCCGCCATCAGGTGGATGGCAGCCGCCTGTGCACCCGCGTGTACCCCTTCGGCGCGGAGGTGGATACGGGGCGCATCACCCTGGTGCCCCTCACCGGCAGCGACCACCTTGACTCCGCCGCCGTGCAGGAGCTGGGCCTCATCAGCCGCACCTTCCAGGATGACCTGATCTTCGACGTGCCCACGCTGCAGTCCGTGGCGGAGATGTACCTGTCCCGCCACAGTGAGCCGGAGATCACCACCGTCCTCACCGCCGCGGATCTGTCCGCCGCCACAGGCGAAAGCATCGACTGCTTCCGCGTGGGCCGGATGTGCCGCCTCTGCCTGCCGGACATGGGCCTGACCGTGCAGCACCGCATCGTCGCCATCGACAAGCAGGACGTATACGGCGCACCCGGTCAGGCCGTTGTGACCCTCTCCAACCGCATGAAGCAGCAGTCCGAGGAGGACGAGGTGGCCGAGCTGGTGCGCCTTGTCACCGCCGGGAAGCTGCTGGGCGGCACCGTCACCACGGTGGAGGAGCGCAACTACGCCCACGGCACCTATACCGCGCCGGTGGTGCACTACTTCAGCGTGGAGGATTGGGCTGCCCTGCTGGACGCCCGCGTCACCTTCTTCGTGCCTGCGGGCGCGACCATCCGCGACGTACGGGTGGACGGCAACGCCCCAGCGGATGACGAATGGAAGCCGGGCTCCTTCGGCCTTATGCCCTATTTGAAGCGCGACGAGCTGGGCTCCATCGCCAAGGGGCAGCATGCCATCAGCTTCCTCCCCTATGGCTCCTCCGCCTCCGACAGCGTCGGCGTGACCTCCACCGTCACCATGACCGTCATCGAAAAAACCACCACCTGAGGTACGCTATGATCAACATTGAAAAACTGATTTCCGACTTTGAGGATTGCCTCGGCTGGCCCTACAAGACCCCCGGCACCAACGACCAGCGGGGCATCGACTGCTCCGGCATGTTCGTCAGGGCCTACCGGCTGCAGGGCCAGCGCATCTATCACGGCAGCAACACCATCTGGCGCAGGCATCTGCGGGAAAAGGGCCCCATCGACTCCGTCCGCGACCTGCGCCCCGGCATGGCGGTGTTCAAGTGGAAGCCCGACACCCCTGCCAAATTCAGCGACGACGAGGGCGACTTCTGCCACATCGGCCTGGTCACCAGCGTGAGCCCGCTGCGCATCGTCCATGCCTCCACCGAGGGCATGAAGGTCAAGGCAGACCGCAAGATCGGCCGCTGGAAGTACTGGGGCGTACTGGCCGCCGCCGAACAGCCTGCCGACTCCATCCCCGTCATCCCGGCAGACGAGCGCGGTTTGCTCCGCCGCGGCGACCGCGGCGAGGCCGTGCGCGTCCTGCAGCGCTGCCTGCGCTCCGCCGGGTACGATCTGGCCATCGACGGCGTCTTCGGGCGCATCATCCTGGAGTGCGTCAAGTCCTTCCAGGCCACCCATGACCTGGACCGGGACGGCATCGTCGGGCCCCTCACCTGGGGTAAGCTGGAGGAGGTCTGCCGGGAGGGGATGCCCGGATGACGGAAGCCATCATCGTCGCCATCATTTCCGGCGCATGCACCCTCATCGGCAGCTGCGCGGGCGTGATCGCCTCCTCCCGGCTGACCCAGTACCGCCTGGCCCAGCTGGAGAAGCAGGTCAACCGCCACAATCAGGTGATCGAGCGCACCTTCCGCCTGGAGGGCCGCATGGATGAAGCCGAGCACGACATTCGCGACCTGAAAGCCGCGAGAAAGGAATGATCCCATGAAAATCAACTGGAAGGTCCGCCTGCGCAACAAGACCTGGCTGGCCTCGGTGCTGGCGCTGATCGTCAGCTTCGTCTACGACCTGCTGGCGATGGTGGAATTTGTCCCGCCCCTGTCGGAGGACTGGCTGCTGTCCCTGCTGCAGACGCTGCTGACGCTCCTGACCGCCCTGGGCGTTGTCATCGACCCCACCACCGACGGCGCCGCCGACTCCGACCGCGCCATGACCTACTGACCCCTGGCCCCTCCGCTCATGGAGGGGCCTTTTTTGATTGCGCTTCTCCGGTGCGCATGCTATAATGGTAGCAAATCCCCGAAAGGAGGCGCGCCCATGTCCACCCTTGTCCTGGCCGACATTCATGGCAATCTGCCTGCGCTGGAAGCCGTGCTGGCCCATCCGGCGGCGCAAAAATGCGCGGACATCGTGTCCCTGGGGGATCACGTCAACTTCGGCCCCCAGAGCCGCGCGGTGCATGCCCGGCTGGTGGAGCTGGGCGCGTTCATGCTGCTGGGCAACCACGAGGAGCGCCTGACCCGTCCGGCCGACGCGGAGTTCGACGGCTACAACTGGCGGCTGATGCGCTGGACGGCGGAGCAGATGCGCGGCATTGACCTGCACCTGCCCACGGATTTACGCAGAGGCAGCGTCCTCTTCACCCACGGCACGCCGGGGGATCCCTACCATCTGGTGCAGCCGCCGGAGGTGCCGGATCTGCTGGATGCGCTGCCCGATGGGGTGACGCTGCTGCTTTCCGGGCACAATCACACCCCCTGGGACGTGACGCACTGCGGCAGACGCGGCGTCAACCCCGGCAGCGCCGGCATGCGGGAGCTGCCGCCCGGCTCCAACGAAGTTGGCGAGCCCGGCCTCGCGCCCTTCCTTGTGCTGGACGGCACGGAGGTCACCCACCACACCGCCCATTACGACGTGAATGACGTTGCGCGGGCTTTCATCGCCACCGGGGCGGCCCGCATTGCGCCGGAGCTGAGCCGCGCGGTGCTGCACGTCATGCGCACGGCAGAGCCCCAGGGCGCGATGAAGCTCATCCGGCACGTCAGCGCCGTCGCGGCAGGCATGGGCCTCTCCCTTGCGGATGAATCCGCCTGGAAGACCGCCGACCGCACCTACCCCTGGCCGGAGGCATCATCCTCCGAAGAATACTGGTACAACATGGAGAAGTCCTTATGAATACATCAACGATCGTGGCCATCGCCACCGCTCCCGGACAGGGCGGCGTGGCCATCGTCCGCCTGAGCGGCCCCGATGCAGAGCGCATCCTGCTGGACGTGTTCCGCCCCGCCAGAAAAGGCGAACTTACCAGCCATATGCTGACCTACGGGCATGTTTATGATGGCGATTCCACCGTGGATGAGTGTATGGCTGTCCTCATGCGCGCGCCCCGCTCCTATACCCGCGAGGATGTGGCGGAGATCCAGCTGCACGGCGGCGGGTACATCGCCCAGCGGGTGCTGGAACTCTGCCTGCGTCACGGCGCGGAGCTGGCCGCTCCCGGCGAATTCACCCGGCGGGCCTTCCTGAACGGGCGCATCGACCTCAGCCAGGCGGAGGCCGTCATGAACCTCATCGCGGCCCAGGGCGATCAATCCCACCGCGCGGCAATGCGCCAGCTCAAGGGCGGCGCGTCGAGCTTCATCCGCAAGGCCGCGGACGAGCTGTACGCCATCCAGGCAGGCGTGGCGGCCTGCATCGACTACCCCGAGGAGATCGACGAATCCGAGGCCGCCGCTGATATGCTCCCCCGCACGGAGGCCCTTGCCGCACAGATCGATTCCGCCTGTGACGAGCGGGCGGCGCGCATCCTGCAGTCCGGCCTGCGCGTGGCCCTCTGCGGCCAGCCCAACGTGGGCAAGTCGAGCCTGCTCAATGCCCTGCTGGGCGAGGAGCGCGCCATCGTCACGCCCATCCCCGGCACCACCCGCGACATGGTACAGGGCGATCTCATCCTGGGCGGCAGCGTCATCCACCTGACGGACACCGCCGGCCTTCACGCCACCGACGACCCGGTGGAGCAGCTGGGCGTGGCCCGCGCCCGCCGCGCCATGGAGGACGCCGACCTTGTCCTGGCAGTCTTTGACCAGAGCCGACCGCTGGACGCGGATGACCGCGCCCTCCTTGCCGAACTGCAGGGCCGTAACGTGCTGATCGTGCTGAACAAGGCGGACTTGTCCCCCATGCTGTCCGCTGCCGACGTGACCGCGCTGTTTGACGCGCCCGTCCTCACCGTCTCCGCGGCGGACGAAGCGACCCTCGCGCCGCTGAAGGCCTTCCTTGCCGAGCAGGCCGCCGTCAGCGACAATCTGGCCCTCACCCAGCCCCGCCATGTGGAAGCTGCCCGCCGCGCGGCGCGTCACCTGCGCCAGGCCGCGGAAACCGCCCGCGCCCTCTCGGTGGATATGGCCTCCATCGACCTGCAATCCGCCCAGCTGGCCCTGGCCGAAATCACCGGCGACGAGGTCGAGGAGCGTCTGCTGGACCGGGTGTTCGGCATGTTCTGCGTGGGTAAATGAGGGTCTTCGACCCATTTCCTCGCCCAGCTTGCCCGTTGTCGGAGTCATCCTCGCACCTATGCTGCGCAAAAAAATAACAGAATTATGAAATATTTTGGCCGCCTCGTGCGTTATGTATGTAGATACACGCATGAAAGGCGGTCTTTTTATGAGAAAGCTGCTGGCTATATTACTGATGGCGCTGTGCATGACGGGCGCGGCATTCGCGGTGGAGGCGGAGGTCTTCACCGAGGGTGATTTTACGTATGTGCTGACGGATGAGGGCGCGGTGATTACCGACTACGCCTTCCTCGACGGCGTAATGGAACGCCTCGCTATCCCAGAAACGCTGGGTGCCGCGCCAGTGGTGGGTATCGCTGAATCCGCGTTGTGGCACGAGTATATCGTATATACCATCGAGATACCCGCAACGATGACAATGCTTCCAGAAGGCGAGTTCGGTTACGGCACAGAGATCGTTCTCCATCCCGACAATCCACACTTCACCAATAAAGATGGTTTCCTTATTGATGCACGGACGAACACGCTGCTGCATGCGTCGCCCTCCGCAGCAGAGAAGCCCCTTCCCGCCGTCACTCGTCTGGGGAACGAATGCCTGAAAAACTGGCACGCCGAGGGTCACATCATCCTGCCGGACACACTGACTTCCATCGGCGCTGGAGTGTTCTACGACTGTGTGGACGTGACCGGCGTAACCATCCCCGCTGGCGTGACGGAGATCGGCGCGGGCGCCTTCAACTGCACCT